CGGCGACTTCTCTACCACCCTCGACCTGTCATCTGTCCCCCTGATCTTCCCGCCCCAAGCCGACCACACCGACTGGCGCTGGAAATGGTACAACTTCATGCCCTCGGAGACCATGGCTGAACGCATCCGCACCGACAAAGTTCCTTACGACATCTGGGCAGCGGGCGGGTGGGTCATCCCCACCCCCGGCTCGACCATAGACTACGCCACCATCGAAGCGAAGATACTGGAGATCAAGGCCCGTTTCAACGTTATCGAAATGGGTGCCGACCCATCCTTCGCCCTCTATCTGCTCCAGCGCATCGAGCAGATGGGCGTCGTCTATGCCGCCATCGGTCAGAGTCCAAAGGATATGTCAGATCCGATCAGTTACACCGAAATTCTGCTCAGGGAAGGGAAAGCCACCCACGACGGCGACCCGCTCGTGCGCTGGGCTTTCGGCAACGCCAGCATCTGGAAGAACGGCTCCGGCCAGGTCAAATTCGTCAAAGAGACCCGCGGTCATAATCTTGACCACACCAAGCGCATTGACCCCATCGTCGCCCTGGTCTGCGGAATGTCCCGCGCCAAACTCTACAACACCGAGCGATCAGTGTATGAAACACGAGGAATAATAACCGTATGAGCAGCCCATTTCTCGACAGCGTACGCGCAAAAATCCGCATGATGCATTATTCTCGGAAGACCGAAGATGCTTACTTGAACTGGATCACCCGCTTCATCTTGTTCAACGATAAAAAGCATCCCAAAGACATGGGCAAACCGGAGATCGAGAAATATCTCACTTGGCTAGCTGCGGTCAAACATGTCAGCGCCTCGACCCAAAATCAATGCCTTTATGCGTTACTGTTCATGTACCGAAATGTACTCAACATCGAGATCGCGGGAGTGCAGGTTTTGAGCGCCAAGGAGAGTAAGAGATTGCCCACGGTTCTCAGCCGGGAAGACACCTTCCGGGTGCTGGATCAGGTGGACGGAGAACCGTTCAACCTGATGTCCCGCCTGCTCTACGGCGCCGGGTTGCGCCTGAACGAGTGCCAGCAGTTGCGGGTCAAAGATATTGACTTCGGCAGCTGCATCATCACCGTCCGCGGCGGCAAAGGCGACAAAGATCGTACTGTCCCGCTGCCCCGCACCCTGATCAAACCGCTCATGGATCAACTCGGCGTTGCCCGCAACTACTGGAACATTGACCGCCAGCGGGGGATGCCAGGCGTGCAAGTGCCCGGCGCTCTGGACGTGAAATACCCGAACATCGGCACTGAATATGGCTGGTTTTGGGTTTTCCCCGCCAAAGATTATTCCACAGATCCGATCAGCAAAATTCGACGCCGTCACCATCAGCACGAAAGCGAATTACAACGGGCAATCCATGCGGCCTCGAAAAAAGCCGGGATGCTCGTCCATGTTTCGCCGCATACCTTCCGGCATTGTTTTGCGACCCACCTACTCTGGGCCGGCTACGACATCCGCACCGTCCAGGAACTGATGGGACACAAAAGCATCAAAACCACGATGGTTTATTTGCACTTGCTCTACCCCGGAAGCTGGAAAGGGGTGGAAAGTCCGCTGGATAACATGCCGGTGGAGAACCTTATCAGGCCGTAGATTGATAAGGATAGTTCGAGAGCGTTCGGCGACCCAAAGAACAAGTACGGGCCTCCTCACTTGCTCTCGAACGGGGCGCGGCGTCGGACACCGTTGTTCTTGTCCGCTGAAAGGTCAAGGTAAAAGAGTGTCACACTCTCCAAGAAATTGCACGCCCTCCGAACGCTCCCGAACAACGGCGTCCAGGCGACTGCGGACGGGGCAATCACCGTTACCCGGAATTTGTGCTGACGAAAAGCCGGTCGCCGATAAAGAAGAGCGGCGGACAACTCGCTTGGGGCATTGTCCTGTATGCGGCGTAAGTCGAGAGTTTGAAGTTTGGCAAGCAGATGACAATTACGAAGAAATGGTGTGTTGTTTGACGTGTGGTGTCGTTTTGTTCACGTATGAATTATCCGCCGCTTCCCCCCCCCCCGTCCCAGCGCCTGACGCCGCGCCCCGTTCGGCGGCACGCCGAGAAGGAAATCAAAATGGATAAGTCTCAGCAAATTTTGAAAATTGCCCGTGATCGTCTTGGCAATCAGCCAACCTATAACCCTGTTGAGTTTCTTGAAATGTGTGCGGTTGTGCGTGATGAGTTAGAAGCCGCCGAACAAAGTATGGAGCGGACTGTTTCCAAATCCATGTGTTCCTGCTTTGGTTGGGACACTGACCCATTTTGTCCTGAGCATGGCGAATAGCCGCTCATACAAACCGTTATGCCCCTCCCTTTCCCTCTTGACGGTGTTATATAACGGTAGTATAATACAATAAGGAGAGCAAACATGAAAATTCTAAAAAAGTGGAGAAATGGAGCCAAAGAATTAGCAGCGGAGGGCGAACCGTTGGATTGGTTTGAAACCACCGAACAGGAATGTGTAGAACATACCGAAGGAAGCGGTTTTTGGAAAAAAGGCAGCGTCCTTCCCATGCTGGCCGAAGGTGAACAAGTGTTTACGCCCTACGCATATTTCAAGGCAAATTTATGATTGATAAAACCCAACGCACCCGCCAGCAGAAGCGCCGCCAATTTCTCAATCAGGCGGCGCAGGCGGTTGGCTTTGCTTCTTGGTCGGCGCTCGAAACGGCTGTTATCAATGGCTTATTCAGCCTACCATTACGGGGCATAACACCCGCTCCAAGCGACCTGGGCGCGCAGTCCAAAAAATCCCAGGCCAATTCTAAAAACGAGCGCCCAGGCGCTTGATCTTATCCGTTCGGCGGCACATCGAGAAAGGTTTATTCATGGCAGATTACAGTTCATTTCCCTGGAATTTGTGGACGAAAGAAGAAATTGCTAGAATGATGATTGATTCAAAAAATGTTGGTGATGGCGATTTCGTTAGGGCGTGTCTCGGAGAATTGGCGCGCCGCCGAACACCGGCTCCAGCGGACGGGGCTTGCCCCGAATGTAACTCACCGGAATTTGATACAGTGGTTTGTGAACATTGTGGGTTTCCGCATCAATAGCCCCGCCGCTGAGCCGAACCGTTAGGTGCTACATGAATATTGAGAATTACGAAACTAAAGAAGTCGAGTGCTTGAAATGTGGTTGGATCGGTAAAGTTGCCAAGCATATCCCGCTGCGCTTTGCGTGGTGTGGTGGTTGTAGATCATCTCGCCTCCGTCTCTACCACGCACCTAACAAAGGTTCGCACACGGACGGCGCTAATGCGCCCCGACCTGGGTATCTTGGCAATATCAATCCGGTTGGTACCGATCCAGATGTTTCCTAGCGCCGCCGGTAAAACCAACCGTTCGGCGTCGCTCGCCACCCCACAGAACGGGGTGGGCTCGTTGGCCGCCGCCGAACACAACGTCCAGCCGTCCGAAGCGGGCGGGGAATCTAGTCTTGCTAAATGCACTACTGAGAAACTTTGTCCCGTTCATAACCGTTGGCATCCCCCGGCCTCCCGCCCCGCCGCTGAGCCGAACCGTTCGGCGGACTCCCCATGATCCCCATCGCATCCTTACAGAACATCCACGCTGGCCGCCCCGCCGCCGTCCTGGGCGGCGGACCCAGCCTGCCAGCGGACCTGCCCCGGGTCCCGCCCGGCGCGGTGCTGATCAGCGTCAACCACCACGCCCTGCGCTATATCCATGCCGACTACACCGTTTTTCTGGATGACCTGGCCCGGATGCCCATGCCCGGAGACGAGATCCGCAGCAAAGGCGGACTGTTCGTCACCCGCCAGCCCGAAATGGATATAGATTTGGGCGGCTCGACCTGGTGGCAGGGGCGTTTCTCCAGTCACCTCGCCTGCTGGTTTGCTTGCTGGCTGGGCTGCAGCCCGGTGCTGCTTTGTGGCATGGACCTGTACCGCAACCCCATCCCGCCCGGCGACGACCCCCGCAACCAGGCCTACCAGACCCCGCTCGCAGAGCACCTGGCCGGCTGGCGGGAAGCCTTCCAGCGATGCCCGCACCCCGAGCGCATTCGAGCGATGAGTGGCCCGCTGGTTGCAATATTTGGAAAATGGCAGGCCTCCCCACTCTTGCAATCTTAGAAAGTTTGTGCTAATATGTTTTCGAATGACCGCTAGAGATGGCGAAAATTGAGTTCTAGCCGCCACAGGTAGGCTCATCCATAGGGAACGACCGACTTTACCACCGGCCATATTGCGAACCGCAAGGTTTGCACATGTGGCCGGTTTTGCATTTAAGCCGCGGAGCGCACATGCCAGAACAGGCACCCAAACCAAAATCCAAGCTGGAAGCCCCTGACATTATTTTGCTTTTTGGTCTGATCTTTATTTTTATTGGATCAGGACTGGCTATTTCGTGGCCGTGGGCGCTGGTGATCACCGGCACTCTTCTGATCGGCTTGGCGATATGGCTGGTCAACCCTGCCAAACCCCGCAAGGACAAAGCCTAAATGCTGCGCCAGATCATCCATCAGCGCGACGTATCTATTACATCCCCTCCCCAGTGGCTGCTTGAAAGCCTGGGCATCGGCGAATCGGCCTCGGGGATCAATGTCAGCGTGGAAGGCTCGCTCAAGGTCACAGCGGTGCTGGCTGGCTTCACCATTCTCACCGAAGACACCTCCAGCCTGCCCATGATCCTGTATCGTCGCCTGGAGCGCGGCAAAGAGCGCGCCACCGATCATCCCTGCTACACCCTGATGCACAACGCTCCCAACCCTGAAATGACCAGCATGGTCTACCGTGAACTTCAGGTGGGGCACATGCTCGGCTGGGGCAACTTCTTCGCCCAGATGCTGTGGGACGAGCGCGGCGTGGTCACCGAACTCTGGCCGCTCAATCCCTCCCGCATGGAAATCTTCCGGGCCGACGGCGAACGCCGCTACCTGTATCAGAATGACGCCGGGAAGCGCATCGCCTTCCGCCAGCAAGACCTCCTGCACATCCCCGCTTTCGGCTTCGACGGTATCCGCGGCTACTCCCGTATCTCCCTGGCGAAGAACGCCGTCGGGCTGGCCATTGCCGCCGAAAAGTATGGCTCGCGCTTCTTCGCCAATGATGCCCGCCCCACTGTGGTACTTACCTCCCCAAAACCAATGAAACCCGAAGCGCGAAAGAACTTGCGCGAGAGTTGGAACGACACCTATCGCGGCGCGGAGAACACGGGCAAAGTGGCCGTGCTGGAAGAAGGCCTCGACATCAAAACCATCGGCATCGAACCCGATGCAGCCCAATTTCTCGAAACCCGCCAATTTCAAGTCTCCGAGATCGCCCGCATGTTCCGCATCCCGCCCCACATGCTTGGCGACGTGACCAACTCCACCTCCTGGGGCACCGGCATCGAGCAGCAGGAACTCGGCTACCTGGCGCATACCCTGCGCCCTTGGCTGGTGCGCATTGAGCAGCAGCTCAACAAAGACCTGCTCCTGCCCGCTGAACGCTTGAAATATTACTTCGAACACCTGGTGGATGCGCTCCTGCGCACCGACATCCAGTCCCGTATGACCGCCTATGCCACTGCCATCGGCAACGGCATTCTCTCCCCCAACGAAGCCCGCGAAGCCGAAAACCGCAATCCGTACAAAGGCGGCGACACCTACCGCTTCCCGCTCAACATGGGCGAAGCCGGGCAGGGCCAGCCTGGGAAGGTTCAGCCCCGCTCTGCCACGCCCATCCTGCTCGACATTGCTGAACGGGTTGCCCGCTACGAGACCAACGAACAGCGTGACGCCATTGCCCGCTGGCAGGAAAAAGGCAAGGCCGATAAATTCACCGCCTGGGAAGAAGAGTTTTACACCGCCGAACTGCCATCCTTCATCCGCCGCTCATTCCGCCCCTGCGTCGAAGCCGGGATGCTCGACCTGGACATTCTGACAACGGTCGCTGCCCGCACCGCCGCCGACCGCCGCGCCAACCGGACCGTGATCCCGGCACTCGACCCCGAAGCCTTTATCTGCCGCCTTCTCGCACCGCCCGCCGAATAACCGTAGGGGCGGGGTCATCCCGCCCGGTTCGAAAACAAAGGATAACCGACATGACCGATATGACCGCACCCACCACCCCCCAGACCGACACCATCGAGCGCCGCTACTTGGAGATCGAAGTCCGCGCCGCTGCCCAGGGCGAGCCCCCCACTATCTCCGGCATGGCTGCTGTCTACAACCGGGAAGCCGTCATCGGCGATTTCTTCCGTGAAGTCATCCGCCCTGGAGCATTCAAACGCGTGCTGAGCGAGAACCCCGACGTGATCGGTGCCCCCAACCACAATTGGGACACCGTCCTCGGCCGCACCATCGCAGGAACCCTGAAACTGGAAGACCGGGAAAATGAAGGTCTGCACTACGCCATCAACGTCAATCCCGAGGATCAGGAAGCGATGAACTTCTATTCCCGCGTCCAGCGCGGCGACATTCGCCATTCATCCTTCGCCTTCACCGTCCGCAAGGAACTCTGGACCAACCCAGAGAACCCCCAGGATTTGCCCCTGCGGGCAGTTCTTGAAGTGGACAAACTCTACGACGTATCGCCGGTCACTTTCCCGGCATACCCCACCACCACCGCAAGTGTGCGGTCGCAGGTCGAAGCCTTGAAACAGGAACAGGCGCGTCAGGCTGCGTCAGGTGGCGCAGAAGACGAACCTGCCAAAA